GGCAGCAGCTGGTGCTTCACAGCCTTTTGGATTTTGATCAGCAGCGGGTTCAGCAGCAGTGTCTGCCACCCCAGCAGCAGCTGCTCGATGCCACTTCCCCACATCGTCTGACCCTTGGCCGCATGTCCGATCAGCATAGGCAACATGCCGAACCAGCGGCAGATTTCCTCAACGTCCCACCCGCGCGACTCCAGCAACTGCACTTCTGCCGGATTCATCTTGATAGGTACGAACTTGAAGTCCCTTTCCAACGGCACGATGCGTCCCCGCATCGCGTCTCCAACGAAATCGTCAAAGATCTTGATCAGATCGGATCGCTGTTCCTCGCTGAGGCTCGATGCTCCGGTTTCCATGAACCCGGCAGCTTGCAAGCCACTGCGGAACGTGTCACCGGCCGTCTTGTTCGCCGCCATCGCGCCGCCCAACGTCCGTCGCCCAAATTCGATGGCCGAAAGGCCCATGTCGCCGCCCAGCGTCAATCCACGAAGGTGAAACACCTTGCCGGCAGGCAGCTCTTCCGCCTTTCCGCGATCGTTGAAGACGTAAACGCGTTCGTTGTCCCGGTTTCGCTTCACCTGGACAAGGTGCGGTGGCATCGGCGTCAATGCGGTGACCCGCTGGCCTAACGTTTCCTTTTCCGCATAGGCATTGCCCCAAAGATCCATGGCCGCGACCTGCCCGGCCCAGAACTCGTCGGCTGTCTGGTCGCGGTTCGGCTCATCATGCACCAGATCATATAGCCAGTGGTCGGAACGTTCGACGCGACCGCCGTCGCGCGCCTTTTCATAAACGCCCATACCCATCGAACCGACCACGTCCGATTTGAGCCGCACACAGGCCCAAGCGGCTGCAAGACCAAGCGTCGTCTTCTGATTGACCGCCTGCCCGGCGCTATCAATCGAGTTGCCGAGCGCAATGGCCTTACGCGAGGGTTCATCCTGCGGCGCGCCGCTCACTTTGCCCGAGCTGAACCAACTCAGAGCGCTGCCAACCCAATCCCAACTGGCCATCAGGCAGCAGCCCGCGCTTTCATCTGCGCGATGAACGCATCGATGTTGCCACCCTCGGCTTCGGGATTGGCCTCCAGCAATTTGGTCGCGTTGAAACCCGCGATCAGGGGGTCTATCTTCGCCTTGCCGGCGGATGCTTTCGTGATCAGCACGGCGTTACCCTTTTGCTCGGCCTTTGCGTTGCCGACGCACCACGCCATCAGGCGTGATCCGTCATGCACGGCCATGTTGAGTTTCAGCTTCCGCTCCATCGACCAAACGGCCGACGACAGGCGAAAACCCTGCGGCACCGCAACGACTTGCGGATGCACCAGGCCAATATCAGCCAAGGCATCGACCAGTGCTCCCACGCCCTGCGGATCGAGGCCGATCGCGCCCTTGGCCGGCAACAGGCCGCTATCCTTCACTTCCTGGATGACGGCGACGATCGCCGCGACGTCCTCTTCGACCATCGGGTCGGCATCGCCTTCCGCTTCCGCCCAATCCTCGATCGCCGGGCCGCCATTGTGCCCACACAGGATCAGGTCGCCGTCAGCGACGAAGTCGCGTAGCTTGGGCGCCTCCGACTTCCGGCGCTTCAGCACTTCCGTCCAGGCCCAGGCGCGAAACCAGTAGAGCCAGCGGTTCGTGCCGCGCTCGCGGCCTGCCACGCACAGGCCGAACAGATCGTCCAGGCCGCCGCCATCGATGCCGACGACGACGACTTCGCACCGCGCAAGCAGGGCGGCCAGCGTCAAGGTGCTGTCCCCTGCAGCTTCCCAGTTTTCAGCGCCGCGCCAGCGGTCGCGCCGCAGCTTCAGCCCGATTTCGACGTTCAAATATTTGGCCAGGACAACCTGCAGGGTTTCCTTCTCACCATCCTCTTCGTCGATCTCTTCTTCGCCCGACGAAGCCTTGCGCAGCTTCTTGTGGATGAAGTCCGTCGACACCGATCGGCCGATGCTCGGGTTGGTGACGTAGAAATTCTCAGGCTTCAGATAAGCCTGATCCTCCAGCATCTGACCCGGCCACTCGAACAACATGCCGAAACTGTGCGGATCCTCGATCACGCCGTCCCGCACATCGCGGAAATATTCCAGTTTCTCCTTGAACACGCCCGCCGGCGGCTCATTGCTATGCGTCGACAGGTAGATGACAAATCCTTCTGGCCGCGACGCCAGCCCGCCCGTCGCTTCCTCCAGCATGTCGCCGGCATTCGCTTTCTTGCCGAAAAGCCATAGTTCGTCGATCAGCACGAACCCTGCCTGCGACCCGCCGACCGTGTTGGTGTCGGCGGCAATCACTTTCAACTCCGCGCGCGTCACCTGATGACGGATCAGGCGTTCGTGCGTCACCACCTGCAACAGCTCGCTCAGCTTCGGATCGGCGCGCACCATCGCGGCCGCAGGCTTGAAGCTGTTTCCGGCGACCTTTTGCGTCGGAGCCAGGATGCTCAATTCCGCCAGTTCGCGCCAGTTTCGGATCAGCGCCGTCAGCATGATGCCCGCCGCGATCGTCGACTTTCCGTTCTTCTTGCTGATCAGCAAGAAGAATTCACTGATCAGGCGCTGGCCCTGCTTTGCGTCATAGGCGCCGAATATCGCCTCGACGAAGTCGAAAACGAACTGGTCGCACGCTTCGCCGAACGTCGCCCAGCCAGGCTGTCCGTCACTGCGCGGCACTCCGACCATGCGCAGCGATTTGAAAACCTCCAGTGCCGACTGTCCCTCGGTCGGGAACAGGGGTGCGAACGGCACCAGCGACTGCCGGGCAACGATCCGCTGTTCCCAATCCGGGCAGGCCGTCGACCAGCGCATGGTCAGTTCATCCGACCCGGAGCCGGTGGCGGCTCATACAGCCCACGCACCTGTTCGGCCGCGCGCGCCGCTGCCTCTTTCTTGCCGACCTTGCGCGTCCGCACTTCAGGGGCCGGGGCCATCGCCTGCACCTGGTCGCGCTGTCGCATGCGGTCCAGCTGTTTTAGCAGTTCCTTTTCGGCCGCGACATTGCCGTCCGCCGCAAGCTTGTTCAGCCGCGCCAGCTGGGTCATCTCCATCCGCAGCTTCGCCTGATCGCGTTTGGCGACCTCGGAAAAATAAACCTTGCGCAATGTCGGCACGGATATCCCGATCGCGGTTGCCGCCTGTTTGACGCTCAGATTGCGTGCAAAGGCCAGCAGGACCGCGTTTGACCTTTCAAGGGTCCAGACATGCTCCGGCCTTCCACGGCCTTCCTGTCGCGGAATGACAGGATCGCCGAATAGATCGACCTCCGAAATTCCATCCGACACGAAAAAAATCTCCAAATGAGAGGACCGGCGGTGCAGGGGCAGCCACCGTCCTAGACTTTTGACCCGCCCCCCCATGTCTCGCCTCGCGCCCGCGCCGCCCGCGCCTTCGCGGTCTTCGCCTGATGCTCGCTGAAGGTGAGCCATTCGGTGTTGGCGGGATCAAGGTCCGCGCCGCCATCCTTGCGCTCGACCTTGTGATCGAGGATCATCCGCTCACCCGGCTTGGCCCGCTGCCGCGCCAGCGCATAGTCAGGGTCTCGCTTGCGGTCCCGCACCAGGTCGCGCCACGCCGCCGAAGAGTAGAACCGCTCAACACCCTTGGGAGCAGCCTTCACCTTCGCCGGCATCGACCCGACGCGCGAGCCGATCGCCTTGAGCCTGCCCATGCGCATGTCCCGAAACGGCAACGCCCCGCCGGGCAAGGACCAAGCGGGGCGCTGCAAGGTGAGGAGAGGAGTGCCGCAGCCGACCCACAGGCCTGCCCCAAGCGTAGATAGCTATAGGCCCAAATCGCCCGAGATGTGGACAAACATAATTTTACGATCGCAACTTATACAGTTTGACATGCAAACGCCGCGCTTTTCTGCGCGTTTGCGGCCTTAACCACCAAATGCATCGCCCGCTCATACCGCTTGCGCAGGCCGTGCTGCCCTAGCTTCAGGCCCATCGGCCGCAACAGCCTGCCCCACGGCACCCGCTTCTCGCCCCGCGCCAATGCCCCGATCGCCAGCGCGATCAACCGCCGGTCCCGTTCCTTCGCCGCCAGCACCCACGCGAACGCCTCTTCCATCTCGGCGATGTCGCGGCGCGTGGCGGGCAGGGGCTTCAAAGGAATGTCGCTGCTGTTGCCCAGATAACCCCGCGCGTCATAGTCGCCGGCTTCATGCTCGCGCACGATGTCCGGCCAGCTGGCCTTGACGCGCAGCCACCCCGCTTCCCGGTCTGACAGCCGCCGCATGACCAGCATCGCTTCCACCAAGCGCTCTTCCACATCGGCAAAACTATACATCCTCCCTTCCTCCCTTTCTTGGGAGGGAGATATGGGAGGATAGAAGGGTGAATTATCAATAGGATGACTGTCATCAGGGAGCATGGGAGGGAATATCCTGTTCTTACGCGCGCGCATGCGCGCATGTGTCACGCGCCCGCGCACGCGCCCGTGGGACTATGGCGATTTCCCTCCCAATCTCCCGCAAGCTCCCGAACCGGCGGAAATCTGCGGATTATGAGGATGCGCGATCCTCCCGCAGGTGGGAGAGAGGGAGGATCATGGCGGCAAATCGTCGTCGTCGAATGACATCGGCGGCAGCGGAGAGGGGGGCACGGGGGGCTGATCGTTGGCCGCGACCGGCGGCGAAGCCCCGGCGGGCAGGCCAGCAGAGGGCTTGTCGGCATGTCGGGCAGGGGGCAGGTCGCGTTCCACCGGCCTGCCATCCTCCACGAAGTCATGGGGGTCGAACCGCAGCACGATGTCCTGCCACTGCATCGTGCTGGACTTATTGATGCGGAAACTCTTGCGCTCCATCTCGGCGCGCAGCTTCTTCGTCGACCATGCCTTGCCCGTCTGCGGCAGGTTGCCTGACCATGTCTGCCATGCGGCGAACAGTTCCTGCAGGGCGGTCGCCCCGACCGTGCTGCCCGGCTCTCGGGCGACGCACAGCGTCAGGAACTGGCCCAGCAGGTCGTTATCCTCATGATAGGCCTGCGTCGCCTCGACCATCGCCTCGGGCATCGTCAGCCCTTCGGACAGATAGGCGAGCGCCCCCGCGATCATCTGGTTCAGGATGCCCGACATTTCGTCGCGCAGCTTGTCCTTCAGCCGCTTGTCCTGCGCTTCCTTGGCGATGATGATGTTCCACGGCACCACCTGCATGCGTCGCCGGATGCCGAAATCGGTGCCGATGCGCGGCAGGTTGTTCGCCATCACCGTATTGGTGAAGGTGATCATCAATTCGAAAGCCGGGCCGAACAGCTCGCGCACGCCGCCGATCGGTTCGTCCGACGTCAGCGCCTTGACCAGGCCGTCGGAGAATTTCGAATTATCCTCCGGCTCGTTGGCATAGACCATGCGCCGGCCCTGCAACGCCGCCAGATGGGGCGAAGGGCCGCCGCCATTGCGCTTGAAGCCCGAGTCCATGAAGGTCTCGATCCCCGTGGCCCAGGCATAGTCGCCCAGGATATGGGCATGAGTCTGCACCCATACGCCCTTGCCGTTCGAACCTTCACCGTAAAACAGCGCCATCACCTGCGCGTCGGCGATGCCCAGCGCATTATAGCCCGACCATCGGCGCAGCCACTCGCGCATGTCTTCGGCCGGCTGCACCTGGGCCAGAAAGGCGTCATATTGCGTGCATGTCGCGCCGGGGACATAGGTCGCCTTGGCAATCTTCGTGATCTTGTCGGCGCGATCATGGTCGCGCCGCTCGACCCGGGCCGGCAGCATTTGCCCGTCCGGACCTTCTTCCGGCCGGTGAAACACCAGCGTCCCGTTCTGGACGTTCAGGATCAGCGGATCGGCGTCGAAATCCTCTGGCCGCGCCGACAGGCGGGCAGGGGCCAGCTTACGGATGCACTCGATATGGCCGCTGCTTTCCGACGTGCGGCCCCATGCCGCCAGCTTGTCGGAATAGAGCACGATATCGCCATTGCTCTTGACCTGCACGATATAGTCATGGCGTGGGCCGTCATGCCGCGTCTGCCGGGCCAGGTGCCGCTGCAGATACCACATGGCGCTGCGCCGCGACTCTCGCTTGGCCAATGCCTTCAGATGGGCTTTTTCGGCCGCAGTCGGATCGTCGCTGTCCGGCTCTTCCTCCGGGTCGGCGCCGCCATCAGCGTCGGGATCGGGCAGGTCGCCTTCCTCCGGCGGGAAGGGGACGCCGCTCGCGCGCACGAACTCCGCTTCCTGCTGGATCAGCCGCATGACCTCCTGCGCCGCGCGGCCGAACAGCGCGTCGGCCATGTTGCGGTTCCACCGCGTGCCGTCCCATGCGACATAGCCCGGCGACGTCGAACTCTGCGCCCATGCCGCCACGCACAGGAAATCATCGCCATAACGGGCAAGGAATCGCTCCAGATTGCCCAGGTCGGTCATGGGATAGCGGGCGCATTGCAGCGTCAGATCATCGTCCCACACCCTGTCAGGACCGCCCCCAGCCCCCTTTTGACCAGCCTTGCCCCCATCGCCTCCCGTCAGGGAGCTTGGCGCGCCATATTCAGTTTCCGGGGGAGGGGCGGAGGCAGGAAGAGAGGCGCGGGAGGATCGATGCGGCCGCGCCGCGCGCTGGCGCGCGCGCGACGCGATGTCGGTCAGGTCACGGGGAGTATCCTCCCCGGCGGTCCAGCCGCTGCTGATCGTGGCGTCCAGCTGGCGATCATCGTCATCACCGG